AGGTGGTCTCATCCGTGAGGATGTAATGAACAAGATTTGGGATATCTCAAAAATCCCATTGCCATTTACTGATATGATCGGAACTGATAGTTCTACCCACCCATATAAAGAGTGGACTACTGACGAATTGGCAGTACCTGATATTACAAATGCTCGTGTTGATGGTGCTGATGCTGGTACAAATAACACAGCAACTGGCCTAAGAGTTGGTAACCATCATCAAATTTCTGATAAGGTTGTTAGAGTGTCGTTTCGTGCAGATGCTTCTAACACTATTGGGCGTGCTAAAGAGTTGTCTTATCAGTTATCAAGACGGCAACAAGAGCTGCGTCGTGATGTTGAAGCTATCTCTTTGCTAAACCAGGCATCTGTTGCTGATGACGGTAGTGCCACTCCTGGTAAAGCAGGTGGCTTGCCTTCTTGGATTAAAACAAATGTTCAGTTAGCTGGCACACAAGCGGTTGGAGGTTTTGCTACTGGTACTGGCTTAACTGTTGCGTTTACTAGAGGCTCTGCTGCTATTGGGCTAACAGAAACAAAAGTGCGGTCTGCTGCACAGCAAGTATATTCACAAGGTGGCGAAGCGTCTATATTTATGTCAACTCCTGATGTTATTCAGGCTTTTAGTTCATATCTGTTTACATCGTCTGCTCGTGTTGCTACTCTTATGAGTGACATTGAAGGTTCTGCTGCTAAAGCAACTGCTATGGGTTCTGTTAATGTGTTTGTTACAGATTTTGGTACACTGAAATTTGTGCCTAATCGTTTGCAGCCACAGTTTAACATCGGTGCAGCTGTTACGGCTGGCTCATTTGTTGTTGGTAATGCTTATACAATTACTTCTGTAGGCACAACTAACTTTGTTGCCGTTGGTGCTGCGTCTAACACAGTTGGACTAAAGTTTGTTGCGACTGGTGTAGGTGCAGGTACTGGTACAGCAACCTTGTTGGCCTCAGACGTGTTTATGCTTGACCCAAGTTACTTGTCAATTTCTTTCTTACAAGGCTACCGTACAGAAGAACTGGCTAAAACTGGTTCTGCAAATAACAGGCATATGCTTGTTGACTGGACGCTTTGCGTAGGTAATGAAAAAGCTCAAGCAATGATTAATGACGTTAACTCGGCTGTAGCTGTTGTAGCCTAATTGGAGAACTACTATGGTAACTAGTACACCAGTTGTCGAAACGCCTGTTGAAACGCCTGTTGAAACGCCTGTTGAGCAGCTTATTGAAGAAACTGTTTTACCTGACAGGATTACAGTTAAGAATATTTTTAAAGCTTCTCTGTACTTGGCGTATGGTGAAATTAAGCCAGGTGAAACAGGAGAGTGCAGTAAATCTGATTACGAAAACTTTGCTGGAACTTACTTAGAGAGAGTGTAACTAAAGCCCCCGTGCTTATCCCGCTACTCTGTAGCGGGAGTTTTTTGGAGCTACTATGGATGAAGTATTTAAATCAGAACTATCTTTTGAGCATGACCATATTGTTCATAAGCTAACTCAGCCATCAGAAGATGCTATCTTAGAGCGTAATAAACGCTTAAGACAGAATACTGGCGTAATCAATGAGTTAAAAGACGAAGGGGAAACGTGGGGCAGAATGCTTTGTAGTATCCCTATGATTATATGGGACAAGGCTATTAAAGATGGTTTTGACTTAAATAGTAAAGACTCTAGTATAGCAAACAAAGAGCTATATAGATTTTTAGCAACTGATATTGGCAAAGCTTGCCTAGTGGAGGATCGTCGTGGGAACAAAATTACGGTTAGTTAAAAGCAATACTGCTCAAGGCGGCGTTATTGCAAAAGGCGCTGTTGTTAAACTGCTTCGTAGACCTAAGATAGTTGTAACTAAGCCATGACATATAGCGAAATTGTTGCATTGTCGCTTTCTATTGCAGATAGAGAGGATAGCGATTTAGCTTCAAGAGTAGATGGGTTCCTTTACTTGATTGAAGCTGAGATTAATCGTTTGCTCCGCTCTTTAGAAAAGGAGACATCTGCAATTATTCCGTATGTTAGTGCAGATACTTATCAGTATGACTTGCCTAGTGACTATGAAGAAATGCGTTTTATAGGCAGAATTACGGGTACTGATAGGAAAAGTAAGGTGCCTTTTGAATTTTGTAATCCTGAGCAAATATCTTGGGCTTACCAAAATCAGTGTAGCGATTTATTTTATTCCATTAATGAGAATAAGATAGAGGTGTACCCAGCATTGTCTAGCACGCAAGCTTTGTTTTTAACTTACATGCAAAAAGTTCCTCCACTGTCATTGACTATTCCTACAAACTGGTTGTCTATAAAGCATCCTGACTTGTATGTGTCGGGTTTGCTAATGGCTATAAGTGTGTTTGCAAAAGACTGGCCCGCAGTAGATAGATTTTCTGCTGTTTTTGATAAGACTATTGATCAGATTTTTGGAAAGGACTTAACTTCTAAATATTCTGGTAATTCACTTCGTACGAGGATTGGTTAATGGGACTAGAGACAGGAACTACAATATCTCAGCTAGATGCTACATGGCCATTAGGTGGCGATCAAAAGTCTCAAGGAGATAATCATGTAAGGCTAATAAAGTCTGTTTTAAAGACACAGTTCCCTGGCGCTGGAGGTCTTGGACTAAATGTACCTATAATTGCTACAGAATCAGATTTAAACGCTTTGTCATCACGCGCTGCGTTTTTAGTTACAAAGAGCGCAGATCAATCTATTCCATTATCTACTCCAACAGATTTAACATGGAGCACAGAAATATTAGACAGTAAAAATGGATTCGCGTCTAATCAATATGTAGTCCCATCACTTAGCGGTGGATTATGGATTTTTGGGGCGCGCACTATTGTGTTAGCTTCACAAAGTAGTATGGAATTGTCTTTAAAAGTTAATGGGTCACTTAAGTTAGGCTCTACTCATTTTGGATCAGGCACAACTAATCAATTACTTTTAGCTGGAGTAGCTTTAGTTGCTGCTGGAGATATAATAAAAGTAAGTATAGTTTTATCATCAAGTGCATCATCTGTTTGGGGTGGATCTGGAGCTGGAGAAACTAACTTTTGGGGCTTTAAAGTTATATGAAAAAGCTTCCATTAAAGTCACTAGGCCGTAAGTCACCAAATTTTGACTTAAATGCTGCTTGCCTTGAGCTTGATGAAATTACCTATGCCAAGAATTACATAATTCGTGATGAAAAATACATAACTTTTAACAACGAAGAGTCTAACTCTGTAGGTGGGAGCGCTGTAACTTCTGGGTATATTGATACTGTTCAAACAGATACAGAAACATATTACTTAGTTGCTGGCTTAAATGCTGTTAAAGTGTATCAGTTAAGCTCATTAAGCTGGTTTGACATAAGTAATATTACTGCTTATGGCATGAGCGCTGATGATGAGTTGACATGGACAGGTTGTAAGTTAGGTAAAATTCCTGTTATAACAAACAATGTTGGGTTTCCTGAGTACTGGTCTCCTTTAAGCACTGCTCAAAAGATGCAGGACTTAAAGTTCGATGCATCTACAACATGGCGTACTAAAGGGTATAAGTGCAAGGTAATTCGCTCACATTTAAATTTTTTGTTTGCGTTAAACCTTACAGAAGGCGCAACTGCTTTGCCTAGCTCTTACCGGTGGTCACACCCTGCTGATATTAATGGTTTGCCGTTTTCATGGGACGAGCTAGACTTGTCTACGATCGCAAGTAAAGAAATGATAGATGAAGAGTTCATCATTGATGGACTGTCATTAAGAAACGAGTTTTGCATTTATACAAACAGAGGCATCCACTTACTTACATATACAGGTAGAAGTGATATACCGTTTGAGCGGCGTGTATTATCAAAAACTAATAATTACTTAGCAATTGACAACATAGCGGAAGTATTAGGCAATCATTATGTATTAATGAATGGCGACATACTTTTAAATGATGGAAGTAATGTTCGCTCAATACTGCATAAAAAACAAAAGCGGTTACTAGACGCTACAATAAGTTCTGATAACTATAGAAACTCATTTGTTAAGTATAACCCTATTACAAAAGAAATATGGTTCTTTATAGTTCAACAAGGTGCTAAGTATCCTAATATAGCGTTTATAGTACACGCTGTTGATGGTACTGTTTCTATTAGAGACATTTCTGGTAGTAAAGCGCACGCTACATTTGGCCCATTACAACCTGTAGTAGATACATGGGATGCTGATACTGCTACATGGGATTCTGATTCTACTTCTTGGGATAGTAGCACTGGCTCAGGAAAAATTATTGCGTTAGATAGCATAGGCACTCTGAAAAATCTTGAGCCGACTGCGCAAAGCGGTATTGGTAACTATGGTACTATTATTGAGCGTACTAACTTGATGTTAGAAGATAATGACAATGTTAGTACAATCACTAGAGTGTGGCCAAACATAAAGTCTAATGGCAGTGTGTCTATCGAAGTAGGGTCACACGACTATGTTGGTGCGCCAGTTAGATGGAAGCCTCCTGTTACGTATACGCCTAATACACAAAGAAAAGTTGACATACGCTCTACTGGTGCGCTGCATTCTTGGAGGGTTTCTAGTGTTAATGACGCGTACTTTGAGCTAAGCGGTTTGATGTTTGAATTTGAAGATTCAGGATCAAGAATCGGTGGAACTGTACCTGTGATAGCAAGATAATGGAACAGCCTCCTAAGTCATTTGACGATCAGCAGTCTAGCTTCTTAGCCCGAGTGCTAAGAGATATAGAAGTGCGGCTTAACAATACAATTGAAGTAGCTAAAAATATATCGCTGCCTGGTGCCATTAAGACTGCAAACTTAGCAAACGGCTCAGTTACGCAAGTTAAGCTAGCGCCTAATGTTGCAAGTAATGGTCCTGCTTTTAGAGCGCATCATCATTTAGCTGTTGCCCAAACTCTTACGGCTAATATATCAACTATTGTTCAAACTATTGAAGAGTTTGATACTAACAATAACTATGCGAGCAACAGGTTTACGCCCACTGTAGCGGGATATTATCAAATAAATTGTACTGCTCGTGTTTCATCAGCATCTACAGCAGCGTGGACGTTTGTGTTTAAAAATGGGTTTAATACGGGCCCACTAGTTATTCATGGTACGTACACAGGAGTAGCTTACAGTGGCCCAATTTGTATATGCTCAGGCATTGTGTTTATGAATGGTACAACTGACTTTTTAGAATGGGGCGTATTTTCTAGCGGCGGAGGGGTCTTAGACAATACTGTAACGTCGGGGAATCCTTGGCATTGGGATGGCTGTTTAGTAAGGGCTGCATGATGAAATATACCGTAGCAGCTGTACCCTATTACTTAATAGACTTTACGTGGCCGCATGTAAAGTTAATTGTTGAGTCAATTATTGCTAAGGCTCATGGCGAAATGAATATTAACACCGTTAAAGCTAAGCTAAAAAGTGACTCCGCCTTGCTTGTTGTTTGCTTAGACGAAGCTATTATAAAAGGCTTGGTTATATTACAAGTTGAAATATTTGATACTGGCTTACGTGTCTTAAACTTGTCTATGGCAGGGGGTGACATTGATATTTTTACAGGCGAATACGACTCTACTCTGCTAGAGATTGCTAAAAATTTACAATGTGACTGAA